TTTCTGCTGCATCACCCCATTTAACTTTGTTAGGAAATTCTGTACTAGATGTTGTTATTCCTAATGCCATCAAATAATTACCAAATGATTTAATAGTTTTGCATATGTCTGCTGCATCCCAGTTAGGTAAATCTACAAAGTTAGTAGCACCTACGTTAGGTAATGCTTGTGGCTTATCAACACCATTACAAAAGACAGGAAGACCATTATATACAGTTCCTGTCCAATTACCTAATGTAACTAGATTAGTGGCATAATCGCCACCTGAAGTCCTTGTAACGTCTGTATGAGTAGTACCATCAGTTCTATAAATTTTTGCTGTGCCTGGATAAAACCAATATGATGCTGTTCCAGTAGACCAGTTAAGTACAAAGTATGGAGCTACTGTAGGTGTGCCAAATACTGCATCATGACCTTTAATTTTCTTTCCTGCATTATCAGTAAATCTTATATTACTTGCATGTGAATAAAACTCAGGTGGGAGTACAGTATTGTTTGTATCCTTTATCATACCCTTTGGGGCAGGTGCTACAAATGTTGCCATTAGACTGTACGCTTCCACATATATACAACGATATATGGTTGTAAGTTATTGTGGGCTTGTCCACCACCAGTATTGTCAGTTACTATATTGTCAGTAATAGTAGTTCCATTACCACCTGTAATATCAACATCATTAGCATTTGTAGGTGGCTTACAACCTTTTGGATTGTTGTGATTATGTGATGGCATTTCAGAAATGGTCAATGTATGTGTTTTAGCACCACCAGTTTCTCCTGCTGTATCAAATTCTGTTTGTCCTGCATCTATACCTACTGGAACACGACCTGCACCAAATGCCACCCATGTACCAAAACCTAATAAAGTTGCAGGATTAGTGCTATCACTTGCGTTCATGTAAATAGAACCAACAGGATATATGTTTGCTAGTGTAGCTATTGTGTTGCCACCTAGTGTTCCTGACCCAACTGACAATGCACCTGTAGCAGTAATATTTCTAATACCTGTTACATCTTTACTTGCATCTACAGTTAGTGCTTTTGATGCTTCTGCTGTACCAAGTGTTGCTACATCTACATAGTTAAGTTCTGTGGTATTTGCCGTAACACCATCAAGTAAATTTAATTCTGTATGTGTTGCTGTCATTGCCCCTGTTATATTAGGGAAACTATTTTTTATTGTTGATTTAATTAGTCTTATATGGTCATCACCTTGAGCAACAGAATCAGTTGCCCCTGGATTTGATGTATTAAGACTATCTATATATGTTCCTGTTTCTAATCCCATTCATTATTCTCCTGGTTTGGTTGGAAAGGTTACATCTGTTGGAAAAGTATCTTGTTGTGGTACATCTCTTAATGATTGTCTGTATGTAGCCCATGCATCTTTTGTTGTTTGTGGAATATCTGATGCTTGTGTCCAATCACATTCATTTAACAACCAATCTCTTTGTTCTCTTATATCTACTGCCTTTTGTTCATCTGTTCTTAAATCTTCAAAAACAAAGTTTCCATCTACATATTTGTTTGCATTTATTTCTAATGCTTGTTGCCATACTTCTTTTGTTACTGTTACTTTTGGCTCATCAACAGAATCAGTATCTAAATACCAACCTAATAAAATTCCATTTGAATCTAACTTTGCAATCATTATGTTTTTCTCCCAAAAGCTAAAACCCAACCTGTAATATTTTGGTTAGCATTACCAACAGTAACACTACCTACTCCTGCTGAGTGTATTCTAAGAAATCCACTACCTGTAGATTCGCCTGAAACATAACAGCCATAAAAGTTAGTAAAAGCTAATGACCAATTAATTGTTTGTGTTCCTGTTGATGATTTTCTTACCCAATTAATAAGTAAATTATTACTAAATCTTATATATCCATTTGTATTGTTAGATGTACCAATACTAGATGCTATAACGTCTCCACTAATTCCTGTAAGAGCAGAGCCATCAATAGCAGGTAAAGCCCCACTTAAATTACTAGAAGATAATGTACTATTGCTATCTAATATTGTTCCTGTAGTCGCAGGTAAAGTAAGAGTATTAGTTCCTGCTACAGCAGGTGCTGAGATTGTTATTTCACCTGAAGTATCACCTGTTAGTTTTATACTAGCCATTAATCTGCTTCCTCTATGGTTTTGTTGGGAAAGTTACAGCATTTACTTTTTCTACTGTGTCCAATCCATTTGTTAAATCTCTTAATAATTGTCTATATGTTTCCATATCAGATGATATAGTTACATCAGATAATGCTAAATAATCTGTTTCTGCTAGTAGTTTATTTCTTTTTCTTCTTAAATCTTCTAATGCCATATCTAACTCTACTGCACCTAGTTGTGCATTAATATCAGATGTAGAAATAGGAGTTGTACCCTCTAGCCATGTTATTTGATTTATATCATCTGCATTGACTGAAAATTTTGCATTAGGATTTATTTTTAATATTGCTCTATCTATCACCCTGCTATCTCCATGACTGTTATTGTTGATGTTGCACCTACAGCACTGTTTAAACCTCTTCTATTTACAAAAACAGTTCCCTCGGTAGTCTGTATTTGCATTTTGTAAGTTGTAGAAGCAGTTGTTGATGGACTATCTAAAAAATTAATTGGCATATGTAGTAATGCTCTATCAAAGTCAGAAAATGCTTCTGTGTCTTGAAATACTGTTAAGTTTAGACTTGAAGCTCCTGTGCTTGTGCAAATATTTGTTGAGCCACGAACTAAATTGTAATAAGAAAGTTTATCTGCTGAATGACTGCCGACTACCATTCCTGTTACTAATATTTTATTAGATGTCGAGCTAGGTGTAATACTAACTGATAGACCTGTTATATCAGTCATAGATGTAGAGGTCGTAGAAAAAGCATCAGTCTTTGTTGTTGACACAACCTGTATAATTGCACCACTAAAATCAGGTGTTAATACATCTGTATTGCTAGCCCTTGTACCATGTAAAGTGAGTGCCATTAATTATTCTCCTACCAACGCATTAATCTGTGCATCTGTTAATCCTAATTCTTTTAGTTTTGCCTTGCCTGATGCTTTGTCAGTTTCCTTTTGTGCTAACTCATTTATACGGGCTTGGTCAGTTTCTTTTTCTTCATTTGTTCTAAAGTCAAATGTTTCTGTTGTGCCATCAGAATTTATTTTATTATGATTATTGTTAATGGAATTTTTCCATTGTTCTTCAGAAACTTCTATTGTTTTACTTGGTATTGATGAATGTATCTCAGAATCATACCAACCTAAAATTTTATTGTTATCATCTATGTGTGCTAACTTCATGATATTATCCCTGTTGCTATCCAATAAATACCCTCCATTGGGGTATAATGTGAAACTTTAAAACTTGTATTTCCAAAGTCGCTATCAGGTGATATTGTGTCAGCATTACTTACTCCACCTGTGTCTGTTCCTGTATCAAATGGGGTTACTGCAATACTATAAACTGTAGTAAATGCTACAGGATAAGTTACAGTAAACGAGCTTGATGATGAGGTATGTTTACCCCATTGGATTGTGTACCCATTAGAAAACTTTTGATATCCGTTTTGAGATAAAGTTTTTGCTGCATCAGTTAAAACATCATTTCCACCAATAGAAACATTGCCACTACTATCCATAGAAACTTTAGTTACACCTGCTGATTGGATATCTAAAGCACCACTTGTATCTGATACTAATTTTAATCCATCTGATGTGTCGCAATTAACCTTACATGTCATAGTATTACCCACCTTTGTCCACTAGGAACTGTTACTGTTACACCACTGGCTATGGTCATTGGTCCAACTGAAAATCCGTTCTTACCTGATGTTATTGTATAGTCAGATGTTATATCATCTGCGTTTTCATAGATAGCACCACCTGCTGATGCTCCTCCACCACCACCACCGATTGCACCCCAAGCACTACCATCGTAGCCCTCAAATGATGTATCAGTTGTATTAAATCTTAAAAAACCTGCACTAGGTGAGCCATCTCTTTCGCCT